GTTGTACCTGCAACGTGTGTTCCATGTCCATTATAGTCTGAGTAAAAATTAGATGGCATTGACCCACTTACTCCAGCTTCTGCGTACCAGTCTATTTGTTGTACTCTATTATTTCCATTTGCATCTTTAAATTCTGGATGTCCCACTTGTATACCAGTATCTTGTATAACTATATCTACTCCTGTGCCATCTAGTGTGTAAGCGAACTCGTCACTACTTGGATTTGAGAATGTATAAGGATTATCTCTTTCTATGCATCTACGCATTCCCCAATTCATATAATCGCCACTATCAGATGTTGTTTTTGAAAAATTTCCTGTTTGTATAGCTAAAGGTTCAGGTGAAATATCTGTTCTATGTTCTGGTGGGATCTCTACTGCATCTACTCTAGAATCTTTTCTTAATCGAATTACTTCTGCTTCTGTTAAGGCGTAATGTGTATTCCTTTTACTACCTGGTCTAGCATCAGCTACGTCTACTGTTCTATTGGGAATAGAACCAGCACCTGTTGATTGAATCATCTCTTCGTTGAATTTCTGATAATCAACATCTTTCTTTAGTGTTACGATGTATTCACGTTCTATCAATTTAAATTTACCCACGCATTATTGGCGTAACCTTGAAACTTATTAATGTCAGTATTATAAATCATATCTCCACTTTCAGGAGATGCTATTTGATTCCTTTCTACCGTTGTCATTGTTGCAAGTTTCATTGGTACCTTTCCTGTTACTTCTACTCGTTGTACCGCGGTTAGTGATAAGTTATTACCACTTGCTAATACTATATTACCTGTTCCTGTGACTGTAAGAGCATTTGTTGTTACACTTGTAAATGTTGGGCTTGAAGGATAACTTCCTCCACCACTTCCACCACCACCCGACGATAGTAAATTATTATTATCTGTTAGCTGACTAATATCTGATGGTATAAATGGTTTGTTAGTTAAACTATTATAGTTACCATCAAATAAATTTGGTTTGTTTGTTAGGTCTACATAGTTTCCAGAAAATAATTCTGTCCTTAATGCATATGGACTTAAATCTATTGAAGGTTGATAGTTTGCTAATTCTGTTTGTAATTGTGTACTTGTTACATAGTTAGATAATGCTGTTTGTAATTGAGTATTTGTGATAGCACCACTTACACTACTCGTACTAGATGATGTTGTACCTCCACTACCTAAATTTGTTGTTGTAGCTGGAGGTGCTGTAACTACTGCTCCACTTTCTGCTAAACCTGCCAATCCAGGCTGTGTATTAGTTTCTGCAGGATTACCTATACTTGTTTCTTGTACTGTTTGTATATCTCTTTGAGTGTAACCTATAACTCTATCACAATGATCATATATAGGTTCTCTATCTGCTAATGGTACTGTAGGGCTACCATCATTTTCTAATTTTGCTATTAGTTCTGGTTCAAGTAGATATGCAAATATATTATTTCCTGCTTCATCTACTTCGTATGCTTTTAAACTATTGTATAGTGATTGTAAGTTACTAGCATACTGTTGACTTTTTGCTAGTGTCATGTTATCTTGATCTACTGCGACACCAACGTTTGTGTTTACTCTTGATGTAGGAGCAAATATACTACCACCATTTGAACTTGCACCTTTAAAGTTATTTTCAAATTCAATTAAGTTTTCTATATCACTCTTGAAAGCATTTAGGTCATCAATGATTCCTTGTTTAACGTTTGCTGGTAAATTAGCAAGATTGTCAAATTGATCACCTAAACGTTTTAGTATACCACTAGTAAATAAGTTTGGATTAAATCTTCCATCAGTTCCTATACAGCCACCTATGTCACCATCTGCCATAGTTCCTAATGTATCAAGTATACCTTTACCTGCACCTATAAAACTACCCATTGCATCTCTTAAAACATTTGGAATAGCTCTAGGTACAACAGGTGTACCACAGAAGTTAATCATGTTTGCGATAGCCGCGAATTCAGCAACGGCAGAATTTAATCTACCTAATGCATTATCAATATTTGTGTGTGCAATAAAATCATCAAGAGCTTTTTCTGCATCTTCTAATGCTCCTCTTAGATCTGCTAGTGCTTCTGGAATTTCTGGTATGAGTCTACCAAGATTGACTTTTAAACATATTTGTAAATTAGGTAATCTAATTCCGTTACCTGCCAGTAAACTACAAATAATTTCTTTTAAACTGTATGCTTGAGTTTGTGCAGTAATTGTACCAGTGTTAACATCTACATCTACTCTACCAGTTGGTATATCAACTTTGGTACCGTTAATGTAATCGTTAAAATCTTCTAAACCTTCTTTAAAATCACCTACACTCATTTTATTATTGTCCTATATAAACATCAGGACTGCCACTATCTGATTTTGGATTGCAATGCCCAGGTATTGGACAAAGTGCATCTGCATCTGAATCATTTGGTACGACAACAACTAATTTGTTGCCAACAAATACATTACGGCATCGTGCATTTAAGGCGCCACCGCCATGGCTATTTGGATCTCTATCGACACTGATAGGTTGATTGTTTACGAAAACGTTACTGTAACCTTGTGCTTCTGTTGTGGCACCACATGAACGTTTATCTCCGTGTCTATGAACTTTTTGCATTTGCTACGGTTAATCCTGTACTTTGTTTTATATACATATCACTTGCATCTTTCGCTGATTTAACTATGCATATAATACTATTTATCTTTATTTTGATCTTAGTATCTGGACTAATCGTAAACATATAAGGCGCTAGGGCCATACCGTTTTGAGCGGCAACGAGAATGTAAGGCTTTGCTAAAGTATAAAATTCATCATTTTCTGCATCTAATCTTGCAATCATTTCTTCACCAGAAGAAAGTTTTATACTTACAACATCACCTACTTTGTATTGTGTTTCTATTAACATATATTATCCTGTTGAACTACCAGTTCCATTAAAACCAGTATCTTCAATGTATTTTAAGAACTGATCATACCCACCAACTACTTTACCATAAACTTTAATCTGTGGGAATGTTCTAGCTTCAGGGAAGTTTTCCATAACTTGATCCCTATTAAAATCTACGCCTAACTGTTTGTAGACAAATTGGTATTTTCTTGATTCGCATAATCTCTTCGCGGCATCACAATAACCACATTGTGGCTTACCCCATATCTCAATCATATTATAAACTCATTCCTTCAAATGTATCTTCAGATACATCTTTTTTAACACCGCCGATGACATAACTACTAATTTCAGTTTCTTGTGGTGCTACTTGGACTTCTGCTCCTGCAATCCATTTTTGTGTCCATGGTAATGGATTACTTTGACCTGGGCTATAAGGACACTTCATACCCAATGCTGTCATACGTTTACAACAAATCCATTCAATATAATCTTGTAATAATTTTGCATTAAGACCAATCATACTTCCATCTTTGAACAAATAGTCTGCCCATTGCTTTTCTTGATCTACTGCATCAATAAACATTTTTGTAACTTCTTCTTTACATTCTTCTCTAATTTTTTCAAAATCTGGATCTTCTTTTGGTAATACTTTTGAAAGTAGATATTGTGTTGATGCTAGGTGTACGTTTTCATCACGTGCAATAAACTTAATAATTTTTGCATTGCCTTCCATTTTCTTAAGTTCAGCGAATGCCCAGCTACAAGCGAAAGAAACGTAGAATCTAACACCTTCTAAAATATTAACACTATTCAATGTTAACCATAATTTTTTCTTCAGATCATACATATCCACTACAACTTCTTTGCCGTTGACTGTATGTTTTCCTGCACCTAACAAATTGTAATAACTTGTCAGTTCAATTAAATCGTCATAGTACTTAGAAATATCTCCTGCACAATCAACAATTTCTTTACTATCAGTTAACTCATCAAAAACTTTTGTAGGATTAGCATATACGTTTCTAATAATATGTGTATAACTTCTACTGTGAATTGTTTCTGAGAAAGTCCAAGTAATAATCCAATTTTCTAATTCTGGTAAACTTACTATAGGACTAAATGCCTCATTAGGTGCTCTACCTTGAACACTATCTAATAAGATTTGACGCTTCAAATTACTCGTGAAAATATGTTGTTCATGCTCAGTAAGATCCTTAAAATCTTTCGCATCTTTACTTACATCAACTTCTTCAGGTCTCCAAAAGAAACCTAATTGTTTATCTGTTAATTTATCAAATTGTTTATACTTTAAAGTATCGTATCTTTGAAATCCTAAATCACCATCTAGAAAAGCATTTGCTTCTGTATGATATTTTTCATTTTTTATATTAATAACGCCCATTTTATATCTCTTCCTATATTACACAACTCTCACAATAGTCGTCGTACTGTTCATCTGTTTCAAAATCTTCACGGCTCTTTAGTGGTTTGTTTTTAAATTCAATCTCACCTTGGCCGTCATATGTATTAAAATAATACAACTGTTTGCCACCATACTTGTAAAACATTACAAGATGTTGTAGCATTACACTTAATGGAATTTTTTCATCTGGAAAAAACTCTGGATTATAGCTTGTATTTACCGATATGCCCTGATCAATATACTTCTGTAGAACGGCCATAATCTTTAAATATCCTTCAGGACTTTTCTGTTGCCATAACAAATCGTATTTATTCTTTAAACGAGAAAAACCTGGAACAACTTGTTTTAAAACACCATGCTTCGATTGCTTAACACTCACAAAGGCACGTGGAGGTTCAATACCATTAGTACTATTGCTTATTTGTGCTGATGTTTCAGCCGGCATAAGAGCCATTAGTGTACTGTTACGTATACCACTGTTTTTTAATCTTTCACGTAACTCTTCCCATGGCATACGTTCTTTATGAGCTACTAGCTCATCTACTTCTTTTTTATATGTCATATTAGGTGTGATACCATCTCCATATCTTGTTTCACCTGTACCAGTTATTGGTCCATATTCTTCTGCAAGTTCTACACTGGCTTCAATCAAATAATAACTCCAAGCTTCTGCCCATTCGTCAACTTTAGCAAGTCCACGTTTACCAATATTCTGATATGTTAAATCATTCTTTGCTAACCAATAGGCAAAGTTAATAATTCCTATACCTAAGGGTCTTCGTTTCATTGTACTTAATTCTGCCGCTAAGACAGGATAAGTTTGATAATCTAATAATGCATCAAGACCACGTACTGCTAATCTGCATACTTTTTTAAACTTACTAGGTTCAGTAATATTCCCCCAGTTAATTGCACTTAAAGTACATAAAGAAATTTCACCTTCTTTATCTCTAACACTATACAAAGGTTTAGTTGGTAAATTAATTTCACAACATAAATTACTTTGTTTGATAGGTGCTACTTCTGATTTAAATGCTCCATGCGAATTAGCATGATCAACATTCATTAGATAAACTCTGCCTGTGTTTTTACGTTCTTCCATAAACATTCCGAATAATTCAGATGCTTTAAGAACTTTTTTTCTTATAGTTTTTTTCTTTTCAGCCGCCTCATATAGTTCTTTAAACTTATCTTGATCTTTAAAGAATGCATCATACAGACCTGGTACATCACTTGGTGAAAACAATGTAATGTCACCACCAGATAATAGTCTTTCATACATCAATTTATTAAATTGTACACCATAGTCCATATGACGTACACGATTATCTTCAGTACCTTTATTATTTTTTAGAACTATCAAGTCTTCCACTTCTAGGTGCCAAATAGGATAATATAAGGTTGCCGCTCCACCGCGAACACCACCCTGACTACATGACTTTACTGAACTTTGAAATAATTTATAAAAAGGAAT